GCAGATCAAAGTCGTTGGCGATGGTAAGATTTTTGACGATGTACGGGCTGTGATCAAGCAATGCGCGGACGTGTTGGTTCCCCTGAAAGAGGGAAGGTCGGTAGATAAGACCGCCGCCACCGATGCCGCCCGTGCCGCTGCCTATGCCGCCGCCGATGCCGCCGACTATGCCGCCGACTATGCCGCCGATGCCGCCCGCGCCGCCGCTTCTTCCGCCGCCCGCTCCGCCGCTGCCTCCGCCGCTGCCTATGCCGCCGCCGATGCCGCCCGCGCCGCCGCCCGCGCCGCCGCCGCCGATGCCTACACGAAGATGGCGGACAAGTTGCTTAATCTGATCAAAGCCGCGCCGGTGGTGAAGCCATGACCACCGACCTCTCGACGCTCACCGAGAAGAACTTTGTTCGGGTGGGATCATGAGAACGCTTTGCCATTTTTCGTGCGGTATCACCAGTTGGTTTGATGCCAAGCGGTACTACACGAAAACCCTCAAGACGCGGGAGGCAGGCAAATGACCAACGATAACGAACGCCCGGCGCTCCGGTTCAGCTTCCTGGTCGATGGCATGTGCCGCGCTGTCTATGGCCCGGACTATGACCGCTTCGACCTGTTCATGAAGAACATGCTGCGCCGGGAGACGACGGAGAAACTGCTCTGGCTGGCCGATAACGTCACCCCGGCGATGGAAGAAGCTGCCGGCGTGGATTGTGTGAGGCTGGGCGCGGCGCTGCGAGCGGCAGTGGGGGCACGGCCATGATCGGTGACCTGAAAACTATTATCGACTGGCAGAACCACAACCCCGATGCGGCGCGGGCGCTGATCGAGGGCACGGCCGCCGTGATCCCGCTCAAGACGTTCGGCGCGAGGCCGGACAGCCCGTGGGCGGAGTTCCTGACCAACGGCTGTTATCGCAAGCAACTGGCCGAGGAGCGGCTGGACAAGCACGACAGTATGGGCAAAAGCAACCAGCCATTTTACGGAGAACTTTGATGTCCGAACGCTTTTTTAAATCCTGCTTTGGCTTTTGCCTGCTCAGCCTTACCGCATCGACATCCGCCCGGCTTATTTACGCAATGTGGAGCCATTTATGACCGCTGAAGAACATAAACCAAACCCGTCTGCCTTATGCAACGAGGCTAGTAACATAAATCAGGCGCGGGTAGATAGCGGCCTAAAGGTAATGCTTGAGTTTTGCGGAGATCGTATGCCAAGCGACCAAGAGCTGGTTGAGCGCATTATTGTCGCCGATCCTGCCACCGCCGAGATCGAGCGGCTTCTAAAGCATCAAGCCGACGTGGCCCAGCGCGTCGATGCCTTGCATGGGCTGCTTGACAGCATGAACCAGACGAACGCGGCGATGGGCAAGCGGTTGAAAGAGATGGAGGCGCAGCTGGAGGAGATGGGCCAGAAGCACGGGCGCATCGCGGAACGGTATCTGATTGCGAAAGAGGCTCTACGACATTATGCTAGAAGCCTTGACGGTGATGTTGCCCGTGAAACACTCAACCGGCTGGATAAAAACGATGGATGAAGCTGAAATGCGGGTATGGGCGTGGGAAGAAGCTTACCGCTGGGGCGATAAGGCAAAGGACGATCCGCGCATGGGGGATCATGAGAGAATTGCGAACTGCCTCGTTCGGTATCTGCAAACGGGCGATGTGAGTGTCCAAGAGAATGACCATCCACCACTCCGCTAACGGTTTGCCAAACCAGCGCACGATGTGCGGCATCGAAGACCCTGAACGGTCGGTCGATTATGATGCTTTCGTTAAGAATAAGCTTAAGGTTCGTTGCTGGAAATGCGGCGATCTAATAGCCAAAGAGACGGAAAGGCAGCGCAAGTGGAGCATTTAGTTATGTCTGGCAAAACGGCCATTTGTGGAGAGCTGGTCAAGAACAGCAAACCGCAGATGATCAAGGAATGGATCGGTCTGCCGCCAGGAGACCGCTGCAAGCGCTGTCGCAATGAATATCGTGAGGCAGTTCGACGTGTCCATTTGCGTAAGTGGCTGGGTGAGCCGCAATAATCCTGTTGCAAAGCCGTTATTTTATGGTATTTTAGACGAATGCCGTCCCGCGAAGCCTCCGTTGATAAGATTCCCGTGGGGCAGCCATGCTGATATTCTCACCGTATCAAGTGCCGTGGGATGCGCTGCTGTCGTTTTGGAGCGGAGTGAGGCATTGATGCAATGGTATCCAATTGATCAATTACCACCTGAAAAGAAAAGTCATTCTTTTGAAATTCGTTCTTTCATCATATGCCTGTATCTGTACTTCCAAAGATACCACTTGACGCCGTGTAGTTTGGGAATATCCTATTGCAACCTACCAACTGGAGCCAAAAATGTCAGACGAATCGTTCAAAGCCAAGGTCGAAGCCAAGCTACATGAACTGGTTGAAATGTTTCGTGGTGAGCATGGCGAAGGCCACCCTCTAACTACAGCGGTTGAGGCGCATGCCAATACGATTACCAATCAAGTAACGCAGGCTGACAGTCCCGCGCTGGCTACGCTACCGGCTGATGTTCCTAGCGAGGTCAATCCGGTCAAGTCTGGCGTCGCAGTTGCCAATCCGGCTACTTCAACCGAGACCGAAATTCCGGAAGAACAAAAGGGCGTATTGGATACCTAATGCCACGCGGAAGACCAAGAAAAAACGCCGAACCGGCGACACCGACTGAACGCCAGTACGATCTGGATTTGCGCCAGATCGTTATGCGTTTGATCGAAGTGGTCAATGTGCAGGGCAACGCGCTTGCGGCACTTGAGCATGAGGTTGAAAAGCTTAAAAATCCCGCCCCGGCACCGAAAATTGTTCACTAAGCCTCTTACAAGATCGTTTGACGGTATAATTCAGGGGGTTTCTGAATGTCAAAGAAGCGCCGTCCGGGAAAACGCAGGGGTAGAACGCGCATCATTGCGGATCGTTTACCCTGTGGACAACCTAAGGACGCAGAGATTACGGCAACGCCTGAACTCCTTGCGCGGCGCGCTGCTATTGCAAGGCATGGAGACCCGGTAAAGTCGATTACGCCTATTCTGGCGATGAATGCCAGGGGCTTGCTGACCGATTGGGAAACGAAGGCTTGCGAGCGATATTGCAGCGATTACAAGCTGGTTTGGGGGGCCGGATTTCCCAAAGAATCTTCATTCAGCCAAAAAATCCGTGAAACGAGTGACATTTTTGATGTGACGCAAGATGCTTATAATCGGCTGAAGATTGCCGAACCGGTTGTTAATGCGTATAATCGGTCGTTTTTTAAGCGTACAGTGGTAGATTGTATTTTTCCTGATTGGATGGTCAGTGACGTGCAATTAAGTGAGGTTGACCTGCGCAATATGAACAGTTTAATGCAGACTGCCTTTGATTTGAGTGATCTTTATGCTGGGCGCTGGTCGCAAAAAGTTGTTGAAGTTTATAAAAATGTAGTGTAAAACGACATTAATTCAGGTTTACGAACTATGCCTTTTAACAACCCCGACCGGTTTCCGGCGGGGTTTTTGCTTTTTGGAGATCGCATGTCAAATCCGCTAAGTACGCAGGGAGTTGGAACGGTAGTTCAAGACCCCGGCAGCTTGTATTGCCTGAAGGTCAATAGCGATGGCTCGATCAATGTTAGTGGCGGTGGCGGTGGAGGCGGTACAGGCACGAACGGTTCGACCGCACCGACAACCTCTGTCAGCAATGGATATACGAATGCAGCCGGTAATCAAACAGCGGTAAGCCCGACAACTCCACTGCCAGAGCAGATGTACGGTGTGTACAACACGACACCGCCGACACTGACGAATGGCACAATTGGTGCTGCCCAGCTGGATACCCAAGGTGATATCAAGGTTTACCTCGCCAGTATAACGGCTGGCGAGGACCTGACGAACAACGTCGAAGGCGTAATGTTCAAGCAGGTGGTGAATGCCACTTACAGCCGCCTCCCTTTTGATGGATTTGCAGTAACTACGCAAAACATTAAAAATACGGCAGGTCTTCTTTCGTCTTTGAATGTCGATAACCTTGCGGCCAGTGTCGTGTATGCTCAGGTCTGGGATACGACAGGTGCTGCTGGCACGGGAACACGCAAATACTCAAAGTACATTCCAGCGAATAGCACAATTATTCTGGATGATACGTTTTTTGGAAAAAATGGTATCTATTGCGCCACTGGCATTGCGATTGGCATATCATCGACTGCCACAACTTATACGGCGGCAGGAACAGCTGGTAACATCGGCGGAACGTACATCTGATGCCTTATTTAACCGATACTTTCAACCGTGGTACCACGAGTGCCGGAGGCGCAGGAACGACAACGGGGGTCGGCAACGGCTGGATAGACCGGGTAGGTAATACATGGTCGCTTTCCAGCAACGTGCTGGTAGCCACGAACGCCAATTACCTGACCAACTGGCTGGTGCGCCCGACCTCCGAAAACTCTGTTTATCAGCGGGCAGTCTGGACGTTTGCGGCGCTTGGCACCAACTACACGCCGCTGGTACTGCTGCGCGTCAATAGTTCTGCTGATAATGCCTACGCTGCCTATATCGACAATACTGGCACTCTGCACATCGCCAGCCTGATAAACGGCGTCAATACCGCACTTGCCAGCGCCTCTTTCACCTATTCCAGCAGTGCTAGTTATATCGTCGATTTCACAGCCAGCGGCAGTTCCGGCACCAACCTGACGGCGGTGGTCTACAACGCCACTGCTCCGACCACGGCACTGGCTACCGCAACGGTGACCGGCGATACGACATCCGGCCTGCAAACCGCGCTTACCTATGGCGTAGCGTCGGCGAACGGCTTCCCCGGCTCACAGTCGGCGGTGTTGTATAATACAGCCGGGACGCCATCGCTTTCGATAAGCCCAACGTCCGCTGGTATAAATGACGGGGCAGTACAGGCACTGACGCCGACGCTGACCAACTCCAGCGCCAGCCTTGCGGCTTCCGTTTCTGGTGGCGGCACAATATCGACGGCAGCACCGACCAGTGGCACGGCCTTCAACTACACCGCGCCAGCCACCGGCTCAGGTACGGCGACAGTGACCGTGACGGATGCTACGGACAGTCTGACGGCTACGGCCAGCATTGCTTATGCCCCATCTGGTACTTCTTCTGTTTCCTGCTCGCCAAGCAGCTTCCCGCTGGGTGTTGCAACCCCATTTACCCTGACAGGGACGAACACGATCTGGACGAGCAGCACGAAGCCGACCGTTGCCGGCGGCACTGGTGCTTATGTTTCTAACATGCTCCAATCGGGACAAACTCTTTTGGGCACACTTTACCCCGGTTCGGCTGCCGGTACTCTGACTATGGGCGACAGCACCGATACTGCCACCATCGGCGTCACGGCGACGGCGAACGCGGTAAATAATATTGTGTGGAGCGGCGACAGCCTGACCTACGGGCAGAATGGCAACAATCCCGGCACGACCAGCGCCACGCGGCTGGCGGTCGTTTTGAACGGGTTAGGGCCTTCCTGGAGCGGCACCAACACCGGTGTGGCCGGTCAGACCCTGACGCAGATGACAGCCCAGTTAGGATCGCAAATAAACGCGCTCTATAACAGTTCTGCCCAGAATAACTATCTGGTGGTGCAGGGCGGGCACAACGATATCGGCAGCGCCGGGCCGTACCTGACGGCGGCGCAGGTGATCGCGAATATTAAAACGTACCTGACAACGGCATTTGCCGCCCATACGTGGAAGATCATCTGGTGCACCGAGCCGCCAGCCGCATATCCGGGCGCATATCCCTATAATTTCGATCAGATACGCGATGCCGTTAATGCTTACATGCGGGCCAACTGGCAGTTTCTGGGGATTACGGCGCTGTCAGATTTTGCCTCCAGCCAGATTATGGGGCAGGATGGACAGGAATATAATGCAACATATTACAGTAATTCAGATTTTACCCATCCCACGAATGCTGGTTATACGATTTGGGGACAATACGATCTGGCAGCTATTCAGAATTCGTTTACGGCGGCACCGCGCCGATTGGTGCAGGGCACCCGCAATTCCGCAACCGGTAGATATCTGGTGAATAACTGATGAGCAGCCAAACAGCCAATCCGCAGTCTCAGGCTTCTTTATTCGGCACGGGTGCCGATGGGAACGTCACGATTTCCAGCGGCACGACCACGCTGACGCGAGACATGCATTATGCCAATCTGACGATCAGCGGCACGGGGAATATCCAGACGAACGATTTCCGGATTTTCGTTGCCGGGATTCTCGATCTGTCGAATGCGCCGGTTGCTGCAATAAACGGCGGCACGGCATCTGTTCAGGCGGGCGGCAATGCGACGGGTTTAACAGGCGGTAGTGGCGGTGCGGCGGCGCAGGGCGGCACTAACAGCACCACACCGCGAGCGGTTAATCCGGGCGGGGGCGCTACGGGAACAACAGGTGCCGGGACGAATGGCGCTAACGCTTCTGCCGCTACTAATTCGGTGGGCGGACAGTCTGGCAGTTCCGGGGCCGGTGGTTTTGCCTCGGCCGGGGGCACAGCTGGCGGAGTCGGAAACGCTACGACCGGCAGTTCATCCCCAGTGGTATTTCCGGGCCCGGTGCTTTATTTTGTCTATAACAACCCGGGTGCGGCTATTCCCGCCGCATCGTCTTCGGCTAATGGCGGATCGTCGGGAGCGGGCGATGGCACGAACAACGGCGGCGGCGGGGGCGGGGGCGGGTGCGGTGGACAAAGCGTTTGTCTTTATGCCAATACGATTTATCGCGGTACCAATGCCAACACCTCGGTTATTCAGGCCGTGGGCGGTACGGGCGGGAATGGCGGCACTGCGAGCGGTGGCAATGCCGGTGGGGGTGGCGGTGCTGGCGGTGCGGCTGGCGGCTTCGTTTACATTCTTGCGGGTTCGCTGACTGGCAGCACGATTACAAACGGCATCGATGTATCGGGCGGTGCTGGCGGGACTGGCGGCAATGGGCTTGGTACCGGCAGGGGTGGGAATGGTGGCAACGGCGGCAATTCCGGCATGTATGATTTGATCGTGCTATCGCCGGCCAGTTTTTCATCCGGCACCAATAATCAGGCTGGCACAGCCGCGACCGCCGCTACCACAACGGCGGGAACGGCTGGCGGCGCTGGCTTTACGGCGCGATATAACCTCTAGGAGCACTTATGAGTCAGGATCAATATGGCCGCACAGTAACGCAAACGACCGCCAATGGCTTCGATAACTATGCCGTGACGGATGGTTCGGGAAACAGTTTTTCTGTGTCTTTTCCGACCGGAACATCAAGTGCGCCAGTTTATTCGACGATCAACGCCATGGCACCTCCGAGTTTTTCTCCTTCAAATTTTGTCTCTAGCTTCAGTGGAAGCTATACCCCGATCACGATTACCAGCAATACGTTCACGCTCACACAAGCCAATGACCTGATCGAGGTTAACAAGACGACGGGTAGTCCGACAGCTATCATTTTGCCGCCCATGACGATCGATCATGATTATAATGTAATTGATGCAAAAGGCGACGCTGGCACGAATCCCATTACCATCACGACGACCAATGGTAATGGTTTGATCGATGGTGCCAGCAACTGGATAATCCAGAACAACAATGCATCCAACAGTTTTGTCTTCGATGGTACGACGACAAGGGTAGATTAAATGTCCTATCTTAATTATCTCACTCTTGGATTGGTGACAAGTGCCGGTTTATCCAGTGCGGTAGTTGGGATCAGGCAACTTTTATACGCACAGAAAACAGTCAAATCTGGCGATACGATCAGCAATACGACTAGTCGAACCCCTTTCGCCAGCCAGTATCTAATTCCGGCCAATACTTTTGTGGCAGGACAATTATATCGGGTAAAGGCTTATGGTACTTACAGTGCGCCTTTATTGAATTTTGGGACGACGACTTACAGCTTGCAGTTTGTAAATCAGACCACCTCCGCGACAGTCCAGGCTGTAACAGCACCTGCGCTAAATAATGCGGCGAATGTAACAACAATGCCGTTCGAGCTGGAAGCTGATATTGTAGTCCAAGCGACGGGCACAAGTGGCATTATTCGATCAGGAGGACGGATCGTTTTCAATACGACATTGGGGGGATCGACCGTTACGGCTTTCGTGCCGGTTGTTGCCACCATCGATACCACTCAACCACAATGGTTGCAGGTGACAGTGCAATTCAGCATTGCAGCTACGACCATCAACAGTACGTTACAGATTTTTTATGTCGAAACATTGCAGCCTGTTGCTGCAAGTAACTAAAAGGGAAATGACGATGGCTGGTTTTTACTCTCCGAATCAAGTTCAAGAAGCCGTTCTGACTGGCAACGAACGTGTGCCTATGGACACCGGATTAGCTGGTGGCGGTCAGCCTGCGACCGTCTATGCGACAAGCTCGCAACTTGGCAATTTCTACGGTACGCCGACCGCAATCACGTATGCGGCGACAGTTACGCCCAACATCATGACCAGTGCCTATCAGACGATCATCCTGACGGGCAATGCCACGTTTGCTGCTTTTGCCAATCCCGCGCCCGGCCAGGAATTAATGCTGGAAATCCAGCAGGATGGTACTGGCAGCCGAACCGTGACATGGAACGCCAATGTGTCATGGCCAGGCGGCACTGCTCCTACACTTTCGACGGCTGCAAATGCAATCGATGTTTTCCGCTTTTCCTACAATTCGGTTGCGAACAAATGGCGTGGCGAGACTGTTGGCAAGGCTTACGCTTAACTTTTCCTAAGGAGATCAAAAATGGGTGGTTTTTATAATAATCAGGCTAACGCCGAAAGCGCACCGCTGACGGGGAATGAAACTTTTGTTGCCGAGACCGGCGGTGTTGGCGGAGCTGCGCCAGTTACGGTATCGGTAACGCCGATGGCTTTGCATACATACGCTGTTCCGGTTTCAACTCTGGCCTACGCAGCAACAATCACGCCAGACGTTTCCACCAGCAGTGCTTTCACTACGACCCTGACGGGTAATGCCGTTTTGGCTAATCCTGCCAACTTGACTTCAGGCCGCGTCTGGCGTGTTGAGGTTAAGCAGGATGCCACTGGCAGCCGGACGCTGACTTATGGCAACCTGTACAAGTGGGTTGGCCGCACGGCTCCGACGCTCTCCACCACTGCCAACTACATTGACGTGCTATCGTTTTTCTATGATGGCAACATTATCGTCGGCAGTGCGCAGCTGAATATCGGTTAATCATGGCAACCAAAGAGTACGATAAAGCCAAAGAGCCAGCCTATATAAAAGCTACTCCTGAACTTTATGACAAGATCATTCAATTGCTGATTGAAGGTCACTCGATGGTTAAGATTATCAGGATGGAAGGTATGCCCTGCCGGAAGACGCTTTTTAGCTGGCGTATCCGTGATGAGGAATTTGGTCGCCGGGTAGACGAGGCCCGCAAGGCGAATATAGAATTTCTTGTCGATGACATGCTGGATATTGCCCGCGAAAAACCTGAAGATGATATGGATGCCAAAGGCAAGCGCCTCTATATGGACACGCTAAAGTGGGTTGCCTGTAAGATTGCTCCGAAGCTTTATGGCGACAGGCTAGCGATGACGGATGCAGATGGCGGTAACCTGCCGCCGACAGAGATCAGGGTGACGATGGTCAGGCCGCAGGCCGATGACACAAGTACAGGTTGAACTGCCTGAAAAGCTAGGACAGCTTTTCAATCCATCCCGTTATAAAGTTTTGTATGGGGGACGGGGCGGAGCCAAAAGCTGGGGTATTGCCACGGCTTTGCTTATTTTGGGAGCGCAAAAGCCGCTAAGCATTTTATGCGCCCGTGAGTTTCAGGACTCGATGGAAGACAGCGTTCACAAGCTTTTGGTCGAGCGGATCAACGATCTGGGGCTGGATAATTTTTACAGTGTCCTGAAAAAGGAAATCACTGGCATAAACGGCACACATTTTGCATTCAAGGGAGTCCGCCATAATGTCTCTAAGCTCAAAAGTTTTGAAGGCGCTGACATCTGCTGGGTTGAGGAAGCGGCGAACGTCAGCAAAGGATCATGGGAAACACTTATCCCCACCATCCGAAAAGCCGGAAGTGAAATCTGGATTAGCTTCAATCCCGAACTCGAAGACGACGAAACATACCAGCGATTCGTAAAAAACCCCCCGTCAGATGTAATTCAGGTTCCGATAGGGTGGCGGGATAATCCGTGGTTTCCGGAGGTTCTCCGCAAGGAAATGCTGGAAATGAAGGCCCGCGATCCTGACGCGTGGTTGAATGTTTGGGAGGGCCATTGCCAGCAGGCGCTACAAGGTGCGGTTTACGCCGATGAATTGCGGGCAGCAACTGAGCAGGGCAGGATTTGCAAAGTGCCGTATGAGCCAGCCAAACCGGTGCATACGTTTTGGGACTTGGGCAAGCGCGATGCGACGGCGATCTGGATGGCGCAGGTAGTAGGCTTCGAGTTTCGAATTATCGACTATTACGAAAGCACGGGTAAGCAGCTGGAGCATTATGTGCAGGAGTTGCAGCGCCGCCCTTATTTGTGGGGTGATGATTGGATGCCGCACGATGCTTTCTATGATACGATGCATAGTCCGAAGATCATTGCCGATCAGGTAAGGGCTATGGGTCGGAAAGTCAGGGAAGTGCCGAAAATGAGCATTCCTTCTGGCTTGAATGCCGTACGCACGATGTTTCCGAAGTGCTGGTTCGATGCCGACAAATGCGCCGATGGGCTGCAAGCGTTGCGACATTATCAGTGGGAATTGAGCGATACCATCGATCCGCGTACGGGCCAGAAACAGAAAAGCAAGGAACCAAAACACGATTGGTCTTCTCACGCTGCCGATGCGTTAAAATACATGGCAATTACATTAACCGAAAAAGCAGAGAAAAAGCCTTTGAAACTCAATCAGCCCGTTTACGCGCAGAGTTTAGGCTGGATGGGAAAATAAATGTCCAAAGACGACAAGATCATTGATGAGGCCAAGAAGCGCTTTGAGTTCGTGCAGGACTATGAAAGCAATGCGCGGCAGCTTGCTCTGGAAGACACGCGCTTTGCCGAAGGCGACAGCGACAACAACTATCAGTGGCCCGATACGCTTTATGCGACGCGGCAAACCGATGGGCGTCCGTGCCTGACGCTGAATATCCTGCGCCAACACAATTTGCAGGTCATCAATGACGCCAAGCAGAACACGCCAGGGATCAGCATCCGGGCAACGGGCGACAAAGCCACTAAGGAGGCCGCTGACGTATATGAAGGTCTTGTCAGGTACATCGAGCGCCAGTCAATGGCGCAAGCGATCTACAACAAAGCTACGGAGACACAGGTAAAAGCTGGTCTGGGCGTCTGGCGCGTGGTGACGGAATATATCAGTGACGATAGCTTCGATCAGGATATTTATATCAAGCTGATTAACGATCCGTTGAGCGTCTATTTTGACCCGGATTGCAAGGAGCCGGATAAGTCGGACATGAAGTACTGCTTCATTTTTGACAATGTGCCGAGGGATGAGTTTAACAAGTCATATCCGAAGTTCAAGCGCGAGCCGCCCGGCCCAGCGCTGAATAACGAAGATGATTGGGATACCGAGAATTACGTACGCGTGGCGGAGTATTTCCGCCGCAAGCAAGTCGAGGATGAGTTGGTTTCGTATGTGATACCTGAAACGGGTGAGCGGGCTTTCATCAAAATGTCCGATCTGCGCAAGCAGAACGACGAAGAAGCGGTCAAGGCCATTCTTGACGATCCCGAGACGAAAACCCGCGAATCGACTACGTGGCAGGTGGAGTGGTTCAAGCTGGCGGGTGACGAAATTATCGACCGGCGCGAGTTTCCGAACCGACAGTATATTCCGATTGTACCGCTGGTGGGCGAGGAAGTCGTTATCGACAATACGTATGACCGGAAAGGCCACACGCGGGCGATGAAAGACGCTCAGCGCATGTATAACTACAATGCGTCTGGTTCGGTCGAGTTTGGGGCGTTGCAGACGAAGGCCCCGTGGATCGGGCCTGCGCGGGCGATTGAGGGGCTTGAGACGTATTGGGCGAATATGAACACGACCAATCCGGCTATGATTCCGTATAACGATACGGATGACAGTGGGCAGCCGATTGCCCCGCCGCAGCGGGTCGATCCGCCGCAGATTTCATCGTTTTTCCAGCAGGCAATGGAAAACTCGGCGAATGATCTGCAACTGGTATCCGGCCAGTTTCAGGCGCAGATGGGCGAACCGTCGAACGAGCGCAGCGGGATCGCGATCAATGAGCGCAAAAAGCAGGGCGATAATGCGACGTATCACTACGCCGACCAGCTTTACAATGCGATCACGTTCACTGGGAAAATCCTGCTTGAGACGATCCCGGATGTTTATGATACGCCACGCGTCATGCATATTCTGTCCGAGGATGGAGCGGAAACGGAGGTTCAGCTTGATCCACAGGCCGCACAAGCGCACCAGGAAATGCTGAAGCGTAATAGCCAGGAGGTTGAACAGATCATTTTCAATCCGAATGTCGGCAAGTACGCGGTCGAAGCCGATACCGGACCAGCCTATGCCACGCAGCGCCAGCAGGCGTTCGATGTCTACAGTCAGATCATCGTGAGCAAGCCGGAGTTGTTGCCGCTGATAGGCGATATCGTGTTCAGCAATCTCGATGCGCCGGGTGCAGAGGAAATTGCCGAGCGGTTCAAGAACATGATCCCGCCGCAGGCTTTGGGCCAGCATGGGCCGAATCCGCAAATGGTCGCCCAGCAGCAGCAGATGCAGAAATTGCAGCACATGCTGCAAGAACTGGCTCAGCGCAATTACATGCTGGAAATTGCCAACAAGGGGAAAGATGAGAAGCGCGAAATTGATGTCTACGGTGCGCAGACTGACCGCCTGAAAGTCATGCTGGATCACATGAGCAAAACCAAGCTTAGTGAAAAAGACATGGCGCAGTTGTGGCATGAGTGGTCGTTGCAGGATCGTGGGGCGCAGATCGACAATATCAGCGCGGTCAACAGCCATGCAATTAACATGGATGCGCAAGCGCAGGATCAACAGTTCCAGCAGCAAATGGCGCAGCAAGCACAACAGAATTCGCCCCAGCAGGGGCAATAGGTAGCGGCGACTTACACCGTGTAAATAAGTGGAAATCACTATGTCAGATGAAACCAACGTCCCGCAGGACGTGGCGCAAGCCGAACCTGTGTCAAATGAAGCCGTTGTTCCCGCTATAGAGGAACAGGATTTACCTGCATCGACCGAAGAAACTTCAGAGGAAAAATCAGACCCGGTCGAAGAAGCGAAGTCAGAGCCGGAAAAAGTCAAAAAGACTCCGTGGTATCAGTCTCGCCTCAACGAAATGGCTACTCAGAAGAACGAGGCGATTGCAAGGGCAGCAGCGTACGAAGCTCAATTGGCAAATCTGGCGTCTGGCAAACCAGCGGTGGCAACACCGGAGGTTATCAGGGCCGAAGCTGCCAAGCTGGTATCGGAAGAAAAGTACAACGCCAAATGCAATGAAGTTTTTCAGGCTGGAACCGCAAAACATGCCGATTATGGCGTGGCTCTCGGCAATTTTCAGCAGATCGGGGGCGCTCCACGCGAGATGCTGGAGATTGTGACCGATCTGCCGAACGGCGCTGACATTCTTTATCATTTGGCGAACAATCTTGACGATGCCTACGAACTGACACGTCTGCCGCCGCACAAAATGGCTTTGGAAATGGGGCGTTTATCCGAAAAACTCGGCAAAGCACCTGCCCCGAAGCCTGTTTCAAACGCCCCTGCCCCTCTCAAAACCGTCAATGGACGCGGAACGGTCGATGCCGAACCGCCGGAAACTGATGTGGATGCGTGGCGGGCATGGGATCGCAAGCAACGCGCCAAACGCAACTCTGCGTAAGGCCTAAAGAAAGAAAGTTGAGAAGATGGCTAATACCTTACTCACGACGCAAAAGATCACGAACCGTGCTCTTGAGATCGCGATGAACACCAACGCGTTCATCGGTGCAATCGATAAGCAGTATGACGATAGTTTCGGCGTGGCCGGGGCTAAAATCGGTAGCACCCTGCGTATCCGCTTACCGAATGATTACACTGTTACCTCCGGCCCTGCCGCGTCGTTTCAGGATACGGTCGAACGCAACACGACTCTGACGCTCTCGCAGCAGAAGCACGTCGATGTGGCGTTTACCTCGGTCGATTACACCTTGTCGCTGGATGACTTCACCGAGATCGTGCTGGCTCCGATGGTCAATGACCTGATGGGTGCAGTTGCCGGTGATGTGATGAGCGGTGCGGAAGCTGGTACTGCCAACTTCACGGCGAACATCGATTTGGCGGCGACCAACAACGTCATTACACCGACTGCACAGACGTTCCTGCTGGCTGGTGCGATCCTCGACAACAATTCGTCGCCGCGCGGTGGGATGGGCAAGCGCAGTATCGTACTTGATCCGCTGACGATGGCCCGCGCCACTGCCAGCCTGACCGGCTTGTTCAACCCGCAGGTTAAAATCTCCGATCAGTACCGCAAGGGCTTGCTGACCAGCGATACTCTGGGTTTTGATTTCATGGTCGATCAGACCGTGATCAAGCACACCACGGGTACTGCTACCGGTACTCCGGCGGTTACGGTTGGTACGGTCAACGGTGCTGGTCAGGCGACCAACAACCTGACTGTCAATACCTTGGCTGGTGCGCTCAACGTGGGCGATATCATCACGATTGCCGGTGTCTATCAGGCCAACACAATCACCAAGACCACGGTCGGCGTTCTGCGCCAGTTCGTGGTGACGGCGAACGTGGCGGCTGGTGCGACCAGCATTCCGATCTACCCGGCGATCATTCCGCCGACGACGGTCAGTGGCACCACCTATGCCGTACAGTACCAGACGGTCATGCAGTCGCCGGCCAATGCTGCGACGATCAGCCTGGTGACCAACAGCGGCTCTGTCTATCGTAAGAACCTCGCGTTTGCTCGCGATGCAATCACGATGGGGACTGCCGATCTGGTGTTGCCGCCGCGTCTGGATGCCGCCCGTGCTGCCTCGAAGGTGGATGGTATTTCCCTCCGCTTTATCAAGGACTGGTACAATCCGCAGACCGATCAGATGTTCAGCCGTTTGGACATTCTGTATGGCTACACTTACGTCCGGCCTGAATGGGTTGTGGCAATTGGTGATGCACTCTAAGAAAGGTTAAAATTATGGAAGACTACGAAAAAATGGCTAACAAGCCATACGTGTTCAAGGAATATCCGAAGCACGTAACGACCATCGACGGAAAAACCGTTGAGGTATTTTCGGCGGAACAGGAAGAAGAAGCGCTTTCCAGCGCTTTTTCGACCGAAGAACCGGCTAATCGTTCGACTCGCAAGCCAAATGTCAACAAGTACCAGGTTGACATGAAAACCGGCGTTACGAGTGAGCCGGATGTTGGTGAAATGCCGGAAAAGAAGCCTGAAGAAGTCGAAGAACACGACGAAGGCCAGTCTGAAGGGCATGAGGAAGGCTGATGGCAACCGCCAACGATCTGATCAAACTGGCACTTAAACAGGTTGGTGTGATCGCTGTTGGCGAAACGGCAGCAGCCGAAGACGTGAACGATGCCCTGACATTGCTTAACAGCATGTTGGGGCAATGGTCACGCAAGCGCTGGCTGACCTACCACTTGCAGGAAACTGCGGTGGTAGGCACCGGTGCGCTTAGTTACACGGTCGGTATTGGCGGAGCGTTTAATATTACCCAGCCTGACCGGCTGGAAGATGCGTTTGTTAGATTGCTAAATACGACCGGCACAAACCAAGTCGATTATCCGCTGACCATTTTGGAAAGCCGGCAGGACTACGATCAGATTGCCCTCAAATCCCTGCAATCACTGCCGCAATTTGTCTTTTATGACGCCAATTATCCGATGGGTAATCTATATGTCTGGCCTTTGCCGACAAGCCTGTATGAAGTGCATATCCTGACCAAAGCACCTCTGAACGGGTTTACGGCACTTAGTCAGGTGATCAACATTGCCCCTGAATACATGGAAGCGCTTTATTACAATCTGGCTTGCCGGTTACGGGCGCAGTACCGGTTGCCGCCGGATGATAGTCTGGTTGGCTTGGCACGCGCGGCTTTGGCGACGATCCGGGCCGAGAATACGGCCATTCCGAACCTGCGAATTCCGCAGACCTTGCTTGGGATCGGCGGGCGCTACAACATTTACAGCGATAACAACTGATGCGGGCGGCACTGGATGTCGGGGCATATCAGGCTCGTAGCCGGATCGCCAGTGCGCAGAGATGCGTCAATTTGTATGCCGAGACAAACCCTGAAGATGCGCCCGTCAAGTTTACTTATTATCCGGCACCGGGCCATACATTGCTGGCAGCTTGCCCGACCCCCGGAATAGCCAGAGGTCACTATCGCACCAGCCAAGGCACGGAATATGCCGCAGTTGGTATGTTTCTTTATTCGATCGGCACCAGTGCTGTCTGGACGCAACTGGGCATGATTAGCAATCTGACAACGCCGGTCGATATGACCGACAACGGCACCACGCTGATTGTAGTCGATGGGACGGTAACCGGTGGCTGGCAGGTGACATTGGCGACCAATGCATTCAGCCAGATTACCGATCCTAATTTTCTTGGCGGTGTCAGATGCGATTTTATTGACACTTATTTTATGATTAACCAGCCGAATACGCCGAACTGGTATATCAGCCTATCGAATTCGGCAGCCTTCGACTCTCTGGATTTCGCTGGCAAGACTGGTTATTCAGACGGGATCAGTGGGGTCATTGCCCTGCATGATGAGGCATGGCTGATCGGTAATCTGACAACGGAAGTCTGGTATAATTCCGGCGCTTCCAATTTCACGTTTCAGAAACAGGCCGGCGTTTTTATCCATCACGGCTGCATCGCGCCGTACTCGATCTGCAAGCAGGATCAGGCGATTTACTATGTGAGCCAGGATGAGCAGGGCCAAGGCATACTCGCCAAGACTGTGCCATATGAACAGACCCGCATATCGACCCACGCGATAGAAGCGCAGCTGGCGACCTATCCGACGCTCGCCGACTGTATTGCTTATTGCTGGCAGCAAAACGGGCATAGTTTCGTGACGTTCGATTTTCCAACGGCGGATAAAAGCTGGACGTTCGATGAATCGACCCAGCAATGGCATGAGAGAGTATCGATCGATAGTAATGGGAATGAACATCGGCCTGTTGGAGCATTTATCATAAATTGCTACAATCAAAATCTATGCCTCGATCATGCAACCGGCGCTCTTTATCGGCTTGATCAAACCAATTTTACCGATAATGGCATGGCAGTTGTTCGAAGGCGGGGATTTCCGCATAATCTGGAAGATGGAAAACGGGTGTTCTATACGAATTTCGTTGCCGATCTGGATTGCGGACAGGTTGCCGCGACCTTGAGCAGTAACCAACCGCAAATCTACCTGCGCCGGAGCAAGGATCGCGGCTATAGCTGGACGGATGCGACAGGCAGGCCGATGGGATCGACGGGCCAGTACAATGTGCGGCCTTCGTGGTGGCGCATGGGGATGGCCCCGGACATGGTGTTCGAGTTGTTCTGGTCGATTAATTCTTTTACGGCGCTAAATGGCGCTTTTGTGCAGTTCGATAGTGCCGAGACGTGAGCAACTTTATTGGTTTTCCGAATATCAGCGCGCCGTTTGTCGATCAGCAGGGTCGCATAACTCTTTCATGGTTAAGGTTCTTACAGGCGATCTTCCAAAGGTCGGGTGGCACCACCGGGAGCATTTCGGATGCGCCGGCTGTCGTTGTTACGCCGACAGGTTCTCCTTTTACTTTTACGGCGACCGCAACGGGGAGCTTGCTGGTATCTGGTGGAGGGGTTAGCAAAATGACTTTCACGCGAGATGGGGTAAATTTTTATAAAGTCGGGCATTTTTATTGCGCTCATCCGGTCGATACAAACGATAGTCTGATAATCACCTATCCCTATGGTGCGCCGACAATGGTGTTCATACCGACATGATCAGCCGTCATTTCAACGCGGAGGAAATCAACAAGGTTTGCAACGATCCAAGTGTCAAGCCGTGGTTGCTCATTCCGGGCATTGAAGAAGTGGATATCAGCCATTTCGCAGCCGATGACCGAAATTACATTCTCATGGGTGACGGCGGCGGGTGCTGGCTTCATTACCGCTTCACCGGCATCTATGAAGGCCATGTAGTGTTTGTCGATGGCAAGCGTAGCAAGGCAGCCCATCAAACGACGGGCGAGGCTTTGCGATACATGTTCGTGCAGACGGACTGCATGGAAATCTACCTGCGCATACCAGGAAGTAATCTTAATGCCCAGAAATGGGCCGAGGCATTTGGCTTCAGTTTCGATTATTCGCGGCTTGCGTGGCCGGAATTGGATGGGCTGGGCGCTTTGCAGTACTATTCGATGACTTTCAACGACTGGTTACGCAGCCTGGCAGGCGGCGAAGACCAAAAGCGCGAGGCCATATTTCAGGCCATGCTGGAGCATGGGCAGACGGACAAAGGATTTTACCTCTACAACAAATGGGCGTTGCTGGTTGGCAAGCCCTTTCGGCAAAGGGTGCAATAAATGGCGACACTAGCAACAGCATTTGAAGGCTCACAAGCCGTTGGCTCGGAAACTAGTAGTGCACAACAGGCACAGGCAGCGGAAACTGGTGGAGAAACGAACGCCCAAAACCAGTTAACTGGTGGTCTTAGTAATGCCAATAACGCTCTTAATACCGATTACGGAGTGGCAAACAATCTGCTGACTTCTTTCACCAATCAGGCGACCGGCCAGCTTACGCCATATCAGGCGACCGGTACGGCTGCCAATACCCAGCTCTCCAATCTTCTGGGCTATGGTTCAGCTGGTGCCGGTGGTATGGAAAGCACTCTGGAAAACACTCCGGGCTACCAGTTCGCCTTGACGCAAGGTTTGAAGGCCGCGCAAAACAATGCAACCAGTACGGGTCTGGGTGTCTCTGGGAGCGCCCTAAAGGGTGCCGAACAGTATGCAACTGGCTTGGCCGATCAGACCTACCAGCAGCAAGTCGGAGATACCTACAACGCCGCTAATATGGGGTTGAATGCCGCGACGAATTCGGCGGGTATTTATGCCCAGACTGGTGGAAATCTTTACAATGGCACGAATGCTTTAGGGACTAACCTAAGCAACAACTATCTGACTGCCGCAACGCAGGGTGCCAACTACAACAACGAGCTTGGTCAGTCGCTGGCCGGTCAGTACAACCTCATTGGCAATGCGAATGCCACGGCGGATTATGCGGGGGCGCAGTCTGCGCAGCAGGATCAGAAGGAATTGTTAAGCATGTATAGTTCCGGTGGATTTAGTGGTGGCGGTAAAGGGAGCAAATAATGGCTGCATATATTCCTCAATCATCTGTAGTTCCGATTGGCAGCATGGCTGGCACGGACATGTCTGGGGCGGTTGCTATCGGTCGGCAGGTTCAAGGGCAGAATGCCTTAGCCCAAGCTGCGAATGGTGCGGTCGATCCCACTACCGGACAAATCGATCCTAATCAATTAGTCGCTAATGCAGCGCAAAGCGGTAATGGTTTGGCTATTGGTCAGGCAGCAGATTTGGCTGGAAAGCTGACCCAAAATCAGCAATCAGCGTTTAACCTGCACCAACAGGAAATTAACTCGGTTCTTAATAGTGTTGCAGCAGAAAACGATAACGCTGACATTGGGCAAACTATAAAGGATATTCAGGATCATTTTGATAGATCGGCTGCCGCCGGAGCGGGCTATAGCCCGCAGCTTCAGGCAACGGTGATTAATCAGGCAACCCAAGCTGATGCAAATGGTCAACTATCGGGTTGGCGGCAGAAAATGCGGGCACGTGCATTAGATGCGCAAGGCCAGATCAATTATCGGCAGGGAAATATCAGTCTTCAACAGAATGGGCCAAGTTTGGTTCCGGTTGCAACAAGTGGCCTTGGCGCTAGTGGATTACCAACGGTACAAGTTGGTACGGGATCAGTGCCGCTTGGGCTTACACCGGGTGAGGCTGCGTCGCTCGTGCAGCTTAAGAATACAGACGGTACGGTAGTTAATACCAATCTCGCCAACTATAACCATGGCCTTCCGGGGAATGGTGGATACACACCACCAGCTAATAACTTAGCCGCTGCCACGCAGCCATCTAGCTTAAACAATGTCACGCCAGTTTCCAATAACGCTGTTGCCAATCTTATGAGCAATGCGACAGCTGGAAGTGGGCCAGATACACCTAGAGTAAATCTGCCACCATTACCGGATTCGGCTACCAATGCAGCAGCCCAGACTGCGCCGGTCAGTCCCAATCAGGCGATGGCTAATCGGTTTGGCGGGGTTGTGGGTGGAACGCCTCTTGGGGCACCAGAAGCAGCGGCAGCCTCGGCACAGCAATATAATGACGATGCCGCAAAAGCCAAAAACATTAATACAACCCTTCAACCGCTTCAAAAAGCTGTATCGCTCCTGAATAACACTCAAACTGGTCAAGGTGCGGAAACAATCAATAATGTTAAGGGCTGGTTAGCAGCGGTCGAAGGGCCAAACTCTCAAGTTTATAATCAGGTGAGTAACGCACAAGAATTGAAGAAATACCTTATACAAGGTGCGCAAAACCGTGCAGCTGCTTTTGGCCCTCAAACGAATGAAAACCTTACAACGACATTTGGTGGAAGTCCAAATATGGGTATGACCGATATGGCAGATGGAAATGTTATGAAGGCGAATATTTCCTTAATAAGAGCAGACAACGCGTTACCCTTACTTGCTAATCAGTTAGGTGTTTCTCCTGGTAATTATGTAAGTTGGGCTGCACAACAAGCGCAACAGCTTGATCCACGAGCATTCGGCGCAGATTACATGACAAAAGCGCAAGTTCAGGCAATACCTGGCTATAATGCCAATCCACCAAAGATTGCCCCTGATAGTCCATACGCCAAGTTCCGTTCGTCTTATACGGTAGCGCACCAGCTTGGGTTGACGGGTAATGTCGGCTCTCAATTAGGGCAGCAAGGACAATAAGATGGATTATTCTCCACTGGACGATCAGATCAGCGGAACGGGTGATCAGACTAGTGATGCACAACCTGTTGCGTCTGCTCCAGTTACGCCCTCTCCGCTCGATGCGCAAGTATCCGATGCCTCGGCCAGCCAAGCTGTGCCTGTAATCATTGGAAACCCCCATACAACCGCGTTAGGCCCGCTTGCAACCATCGGGATGAAAAGTGTGTCTAATGTTGTTGGTATCCCCCGTGGCATTATTGAGGGAACGGGTATGCTGGCTAATTACATAGCAAGAAAGACAGGCGCGAATGTAACGCCTGATCAGCGGGATAGCCTCGATGATTGGGCTGCGCAGCACCTGCCTAGTTCCGATGAGGCCATGCAGACGTTTAACCATGCTACAGGCACAACTCCTTATCAGTTTCAAACGCCTGTCGGTCGAATTGCGGCTGCGGGTGCATCAGATGTTCTGCCAGCCTTACTAAGCCCTGTTGGCAATCCTATAACTAACGCCATTACTGGGATGGCAGGTGGTAGTGCAGGGCAGACCGTGAATGAAGTTTTGCCGGGACACCCCGGATTAGCTGCTTTAGCATCTTTAGCCGCTGGCGGTGGTGTGCAGTTAGGAGCAGGCGGCGTAAATAAACTGAATAGTGCACTGAATGTTGAAAATTCTGCCAATCGAGCGGCAGCAGCTACTGTTGTCAAAGCATCGAGCCAAAGCCCGAATGAACTTATTTCTTCTATTCAATCTACTGCCCCAGATGATGGAATACAGCTTAGCTTGGGTGCGCAAACTGGCAACTATGGTTTGCAAAATGCAGAATATAATCTCCGGGCGACAGATGGCGTTGCAAACGATACGCGGGTTATGAACTCTGGAAACAACCAGATTTTCGACAAAAAGATCGATCGAATTGTTGCCGATCAGTCACCTGCCCCCACTGAAACAATGCCGCAGACAGTTCCTGCTACTGAAGTTCAGGGTGCAGTTAGTAATCTTGGGACAGGATTGCCTGCCGAGGATGCCGGTCAAGCTATCCAAAATCAGCTTACTGCAAATCTCAACGCTGCAAAAACTGCACGGCAGACTGCTTTTCAGCCTTATGAAGATGCAGTAAAGAACAGTTCTGCCACTGTTGATCTAACGCCTGTTGTTCAACGGCTTGACGATCAGATTGCTGGAAGTAGTGGCGAACGGCTTGCTGCCTTACAAAAAGCAAGAGCACAATTTGCACCGCCGCAAGGGGCTATCCCCGCAAATCCTCCAGCCCCGACTGTAGCAACAATCTTGGGGCCGGATGGTCAACCGATAGCTTCCAATATCGAGACATCGTTAGGGCCGACCAATATTAACCATGCACAACAGGTTCTGGAAAACTTGGGCGATGCAGCAGATAGCTTCCCTATAGGAAGCAAACAGCAGCAAGCTGTTATTGCTGTACGCAAGGACTTGTCCCAGCATCTTCAGGATAATGCTCCTTTGGTGATGGATCGCAACAATGCGTATGCAAATCTGAGCCAGCCCTTAGACATTTTTACAAAACCGAATGAGGGCAGCGGTGTAATCAGTTCGATTGTCGCGAAAGATAAGAACGGTGATTTTACCGGGCCAGTCCCAAGTGCCATTCCCGACAAGATCATGACAGGCCAAGGCGTTCCTGAGAAGATGGCCGATTACATGCAGGCGCATGGCAACGATCCAGCGGCACAAATTCCTTTACAGCAGCACATTACCCAGCAAATTAATGACAATGCCATTAATGACGATGGTACTCTTAATCAGGCTGCTTTCAACAAGATCACAGGCAAGTACGGAACAGCTTTAGATCAAATGCCAGAGTATCAGGCCAAGCTACAAGCTATTCAGGATGCAGAAAATAGCCGTCAGACCTTACAGGCGGCTGAAAATGCGAGAGCAGCAGCCGCACAAACTAAACAAGACTTGCTTAGCGATCTGGATACGAAGTTTAGAACCCATGAATTGGATCAGAGCGGTAACAACATAATAGGGATGAAATTTACCAACTTTATCAGAGGAAATGACGATCTCATTAGGGGCGTTTTAGGTGATACACATGCTGATGTTTTAAATAACATTGCCGACACGATTGAACAGCAACAGCAGCCTAATTGGGCGAAAGCTTCCGGCACAAGCGGCACGGCCCAAACAGCGACAAATCCGAATGGATCAGTGTTAAAATCACTAAGCCGCCTTTATATAACTAACGCACTTGGTGCAGCCGGAGCTTTTCTGACTAAAAATCCCTTGGTTCAAAGTGCGGCAAACGTAGCTGGTTTAGCCAAAAATGTTATTGAGCAGCAGCGGGCTGAGCAAACACAAAAACAGGTTGCTAATCTTCTTTTGCAACGCACCAATGTTGTACCATTTCTCAAGCAGTATACCCAGCAGCCACAGACAAGCGGTAATCTGCTTCAGTCAGCCCTCGTACCGAGCATCGCGCCCGTTGTGAACCAGCTTACCTCGCAGTGAGCCGCCTCGTATCCTGCCGGTAACCACCAAGTCCAATACCCTCAGAAAAAGCCAAAAAAATAGGCACAAAAGGTAAATATCCGGCAACGGCGATCCTGGTGGTTGCAAGGTAATCAGGAACAGGAATGTTGCAGGAAACAAGCTTAGCAAAGCTAGTCGGTCAGCCCAGATCATCGTAACCCTCATAGAAAACGGATAACACTATGGCCTCTTTCATTCCCCCTGGCAAGCAAGATAGTGATTGGCGCGAAAAAAATTAAGATTTAAACTGATTCTTCAACGTAAACAAACAACCTCTTAGGAGATACAATGGCTTCTTTTATTCCTCCCGGTAGACAAGTTTTCTTGGATGTAAATTCAAATCCCCTGACTGGTGGAACTGTAGTTACGTCAATACCAGGAACATCTACACCTAAAACTACTTACCAAGATAGTGCTGGCACTATTGCAAATACAAATCCAATTGTATTAGACCAGAATGGATCATGTATAATACTAGGAACTGGAGCATATAGAGAACAAGTATATGATTCAAGTTCGAATTTGGTCTTTGATGCCGTAACCGGCACTCCACAATTCCAAGACTTGCAGGACAATGGCGGCACTGTCAGCATCCAGAATCTGGCGGTAACGACCAATGGCACTAGCGTCACACCGACGGCTGGCGACAACTCGACCAAGATCGCGACTACTGCTTTTGTCAAAGCAGCGGTCGGCGTCAGCATGATCCAGCCGACGCTCTATGGCCTAATCCTGAGCAACGATGCGAGCAACCCAAACACCGTCCTCGATATTGCCCTAGGCGGAGCCGTAAACAGCACTGGGGCTGTCTACATGAGTCTGGTCAGTGGAACGACCAAGACATTCTCAAACTTTGCCGCAGGGAATGGAAACGGGGCTTTGGATACCGGCACAAAGACCAGCAGCACCGGCTATCACGTCCACCTCATCGCGACTACATCTGGAACGGTCGATATCCTGTTTTCATTGTCTGCGACCGCCCCAACGCTTCCTAGCGGGTACACGTATTTTGTGAATATCGGATGGGTTTATATCAACAGCAGCGGAAATATCCAGCTTTTCACCCAAAAAGGAAATAAGTTCTTTCAGAATGTTGTCGCTAATGATTATAATGCTACTGTTAGTACCACAACACTTACCATTACTCACAATGTTCCTACTGGAATAAACGTTGATGTTTTTGGCAACATATTCATGAATTCGTCAACGACGGCTGTCATATATTTCCAATCTTTTTACGAAGTACCATTTTCAGGAATTACTGTAGGTAACATGTATGGCACAGCGACCCAGGCTGCATTTACAAAAACAACAAACACTTTAGGCCAGACAAAGATTACGTCAAATACGGCTGGAGTGCCGGTCACCATCGAAAATCATGGCTTCATCTACCCTCGTGGCTTACAGTAAGCCATGACAACCGAGAGCTGGCTCCAATTAGCACAATGGATAATCGGTGGTGCGGTCTGCGGAATTTTGCTACTTGTTGGCTGGGTTCATAAAAACGGACGTGAAGAACGTGCCCGCATGGAAAAAAATGGCAACGAGGAACGGCAAAAATTATGGGATGCCCAGCATGATATGGAAAACAAAACCACGGCCTCCATGCTTAGGGTAAGTATGGATCACATGCAGTTAAAAGATGATTTCCAAAAAAATCAGATGACGGTTAGTGACCGGATCACGGCGCAGGGCGACGTGTTGCGGCAGGATATGCAGCGTACGGTCGATCCAATCAAGCAACAGCTTACTCAAGTACAAAGTTCCGTCGATTCGATGCGCGGCCAGTTCGATACCGTTATTGACTTGTTGAGAGGGCAAAAATGACGATCCCACAATCAATCCTCTCCATCCTTGAGCCTTTCCTGATCCAATGGGAAGGCAAGGAATATCACGCCTACCGTGACGGCGCAGGCGTGTGGACTATCGGCATAGGCTCTACCAGCAATGTACGGCCCGGCATGGTGATCGATGATGCGGGAATAGTCGAACGGCTCCAGAACGACACCACAACCGCTTATAATGGCGTCTTGGCCCATCTAGCGCCGGGTATAAAGCTAAATAACCATCAAAGTGCTGCGCTTATCAGTTTTGTGTTCAATCTGGGGGTTGGCGCATTGGCCGTATCGAACTTGCTGAAGCACATCAATCAGGAAGATTATGACAATCTGGAAGCCGACTTTCTGGCATGGGATCACATGCACGTGGACGGCCAGCTGGTAGAAAGCCCAGGATTGCGCAATCGACGGGAAGCAGAATATCAGCTATGGAGTACGCCGGATGAACCCACTGAAGCCTAGACTTCACGTTAATCCCCTGCACGCACTGGCCGAATGGAAAACATGGATGGCTTTATCTGCCCCACTTTGGGGATGGGGCATTCTGGAAACCGGCAAGCTGCATCTGGGGCTTTGCGGCGCGGCGACACTTTTTAATTGCATTGCGGCAATAATGCGGCAAGATTCCCCGGATGCAACTACGAACGAGCCGCAATCGTGACTTATTTTCTGATCGTTCTGGGTGTGATAATCGCCTGTCTGGGCGGTTTGGCTTATTGGGAACACCATGAAAACAGCATACTCACAGGCCAAATTGCGACTTATCAGGCGGATTTGGCAACGGCTCAATCGATCAATGCGGATAATGCAGTCCAGCTTGCCAAGCTTAAAATGGACGCCGACGAAGCGGGCAAGATCGTCGCCTCGGTCGATGAAAAGCAATTAGAGGATCAGAAAAACACCAACACCATTATCCAGAAAGTCCATGATGCGCCAAAATCTTCCTGTGTTGCTATGCCTAACGCTATCCTCGTTGCTGTTAGCGGCGTGTACCAGCAACACACCAACCATGCTGGTACAGCAAAACGTAATTAAGGAAGCCATACCTCCGGAGCTTTTGGTCATACCTCCGGAGCCTGATCTTCCAAACCTGACAAGTCCAACTGCAATTCAGATTGGGCAGTACATGGTTGAGGAACAGGCTTGGGCCTATCAGCTGGAAGATCGTTTGACCGCAATCAAAACGTGGAGTGATCAGGATGTCGAACCACCGCAAAAATGACCGGCCTTATGTGCGGCTGATCGTCATCAATACCAAACCACTGCCGCCGGCAAAGCCCAAACCGACGCGGCTGGTATTGGTGCTAGCAAAGCCGCAGCCAGAATTGCTGCGTTTGGGAAGTTAGCAAAGTTAGTGCCGAAACGCTAACTTTGCTAATATGGAGTCGGGCGCGGTTACGATCCGCATTCGATCTGAGAGCAAGCCCAGCCATCGGCACCATGCCATACCCAACGTAATTGTGCAGCGGCCAGTCGCTACGCTGGCTCCCAACAGCTATCGTGGCTATGCAGGTCTGGGCAATGCATAGCATCTTGGTACGTCTGCTTTCCGTACTGCGCTGCACAGTTAACGGGGTTAATTATTCCAGTGTATCCATCATTCTAGATTAGCAATCCGGAAACCCCGTTAACTCTACAGCGATTGCGGGCCTTCCACCTGCCGGAACCGTGCGCACGGTCTCTGAAACTTCGCTCAACTTACGTTAAGTGGTCGGCATAGCTACAGTTCCCACTCGTATGCCCAAGCCGGAAAAAACCGATCCCGGCGAATCTCTTAAGCCGCTGGCTTATCATCCTCAGCCGGTGGCGTACCAGCCGCTTCCGCATCGGCAACCGTATAATCGACATGGTGTTCGGTTGAAACAGTCGATTCGTGGTTTTCGCCAAAGAAAGCCTCGACAGCTTTCAGAAACTCGGCACCCTTGGTTTTCAGCTCTTCAAGTAAGTCCATTTTCAGGCTCCGTGATAGATGGAAGGGGCGTACCCGGTTAGCATACCGACTAACCACAGAACAGCAATGACGATCAGGACGACGCGCACCACCTGACCAAACGGTGCTGGTAACGGCAGCAAACTGATCAAATACCAGATCAGGCCAGCGACGATGCAAAAGATTAGGATACTTATCAGGATGGACATGAGATGCGCTCCGGTTATTTCGATAATAATGCGCTATTTCTGACTGGCTGGCAAGTCTTCAAGTATGGCTTGCAAAGAATCCACAGTTTCCTGAAGTTCTTCAAAGTTTCCTGAAGTTCTTCAACCTTTTTTTCTAGTTCCTTAATACGCGCCTCTTTCTCGGCAATCGTGTCGATGAAAGGCACAGGATTTTTGGGAAACGCGGCCATTGTTTCACGTGAAACATCGGCCTGTGCATTGAGGGAACTTTGCGATTGCCATCCCTGTTTTAAATAACCGAAGTCACGTGGTTCGGTAACGGACGCATGATTATGGCACACATTACATTCGCCATAATGCCACGTCGATACGCCTTCACGCGGCTTTTGACCGTACTTTTTGCCACAGTGTTGGCATACCCAACTCGGTTGATGCTGCGTGATAGTCCGTTTTAGCTGGCGCGGTAAATTAACCATAGTATACCGCCAGTCCCAGCAGGATAAGAGCTGCCAGTGCGATACAGCTGGTCAGGCAACAGACAGCCTCGCTGAACCGTTCACGCGGTTTATGGCGCTCTTGAAGCAGTTGGATGACAGGGCCGCCGTCGATGCGAAGGAATTCGATGTGTGTGGTCATGCTACTCCCCATTCTTTTAAAATGTTTTCGCAAACTTCGTAAGATTTTTTGTCCCTCCAAGGAGTTGTGGAATCATTGTAAAACCATTTTTGACCTTTCCACTTAATCCATTCTTCAGGATCATTAGCTATGGGCTGATGATTTATATTTCGCGACCATATAGGCTGATAATCGCGATTAAACAAAACCTCACGTCCATCTTCACAAGTCCACATACCATAAGGCAATTTATGGCGTAATGGCTTCCAATCAGAGGGAAGTTGTTTTTTACATTTTACAATATCAGTCAACTCACATTCGCCCTCACCCCAATCTGTCAGAATTTTTACACTAAAGTAATTATCCTTGCTAATGACCTTACCATAATTGCATTCGCTACGAAGCGACCAAGAGCGGGGGCGCTTAATCCGAACGGTATCGCCTTCTTTAAGTTTTCTCATTTCACAATCTCCTTATGTCTAAAAGGGTATTTCATCATTTAAGTCCGTAGTATCAGCCACATAAGCATTGGCCTTCGCCTTGCTATGCGCTGACTGCTTGACTGCGACCTGACCGACTTCTTCCAGCGTTTTTGGCCGTGATCGGTAGTAACCAACCTTGTTCTGCGGTTCGTACCCCGGTTGTGTTTCGATCTTGAGCGTTACCCGACCGGATTTTCCTTCCATCTCATGCGGCAATAGCTTGCCAGTGCCGTAAACCAAACCGACACATTCGCAGAACTGCCGGATTTTCGGTGGATAGCTAGACGGCAGATAATCGAATACACCGCGCGAATGCCCCTGATTGTTGTAAACGGTCAGGTTCAGCTTGATGTAAGGGCCTTTCGCGCCGGCACCTTCGGTAGCAGACAAAACACTGAACTGGTATTCACCAGCCGGCCAAGGTTGAAACGCATTGTTGGCCTTGGCTTCTTCAATTTGCTCAGGTGTTTCTGGAATGTAGTCCATTATTTTGTTTCCTTCTTGCTCAGCGCCGCAATGCATTTCGCGGCTTGTTCGGTTGTCAGTTCTTCGAGGCTTTCGGCATTGGCTGCCTTAAACCACTTGGCTTTCAGATCTTCGCCATCTTTCCGCTCTTCGAGAATGAAGGTTAGCTCCTTTACCTGTTCAGCAGTCGCCAACACAATCGGAGCGGCCTCTTTGGCTATGATATCCTCACCGTAACGGCTGGCAAACTCGGCAAACGACCACGGGAATGTCTCTCCCATTGGGAAGCTGTCGAACCGGCTTTTCACAATGCGGGCAATGCGGACATTTGGACCAGGGTTCAGGATGTTCAGGCATAGATCGAGTTCATAGCCGACTTTCTCGAAAGCATCGAACGTCTTGCCAATTTCCTCACGCGAGCCGTTTGCCATGCCCCACTCGGCTTTCTCATGGGCGATGAGAACCACATTCATGTCGGCTCGGTTGACCCAGTTGAGCAGCTGCATGGTGAGCCGTGTGGCCGGCTTCTTGCTGGCTCCGAAAGCATCCTTGCTGCCAAGCCGTTCAGCCTCGTCGCTGATTGCGGAATTGTAAATGGCCGACAAGCTATCGATGATCAGGGTTTTGTATGGATGCTTGACAGTGGCGAGGGTTTTTACTTCTTCCACAACCGCCGCAAAGTCCCGGCTACCCTGTTCGGGGCCGAAATAAACGCCACCGCTGGCGATAAGCTTCTTGCGGTATTGATCCTGTTTGGCACCGCCTTCACTGTCTACATAGTAGCAGGACGGAAAATCAAGCGAGGCATGCGTTTTTCCACTGCCATATTTTCCGTAGATCAGGATTTTGGGGCGCACCGGCGCGATTTCAGTTGGCTTTACAGCTTTTAACGAACGTACTTGAGAGGACATTGTAGGGTTTCCTTATTCCCGTTGGTTTACTCGGTGAAGATAGGCGCATGAAAACAGCCTGTCAACACAATTCGTTATGATAAATAATACATTGCGTTATGATACTGCGCATGATATAGATACGGTATGGAAATTGAACAAACCACACCATATGTCGCGCCTTACACGTTTGGCAAAACCAAGTTTGCTGATTGGTTGCGGGAAAATAGGTGGCATTGCGGCGGATTTGCACGGGATTACGGTTTCCATCCGTCTGAAATCCAGATGTTTGCTGGTGGCAGTCGCAGGCCGACATTGGAGAAGGCTTTGCGCATTGAGAAGATCACCAAGCGCAAGGTGAAAGTGCAGGATTGGATATGAACAAAGAACTCGAACTCCTTCACAGCATCCGCGATGAGGTGCTTGCCAAGTGGCATTTGCGGCACAGCCGGAAGTACGCGCAGCAGCTTAAGGAGATTACGCTGTATGTGCTGCGGGCGGAGATGCGTGGTGCCATAACGTGAACGTTCTTGACCTTTTCAGCGGAATTGGAGGCTTTTCTCTTGGCCTTGAACGGGCTGGAATGAAGACAGTCGCTTTCTGCGAGATAGATCCATTTTGCCGCAAGATTCTAAAGAAACATTGGCCGAAAGTCCCTTGCTATGACGATGTCCGAACCCTCACCGCCGAACGCCTCTCAGCAGACGGAATTTCCGTGGATGTCATCTGCGGAGGATTTCCCTGCCAGGATTTATCAGCCGCAGGTTTACAAAAGGGGATTATTAAAGGGGAAAAGTCAGGATTATGGGGTGAGTTCAGCCGTCTTATTGGCGAGTTTAGACCAAAATTCATTATTGTGGAAAACGTCACAGCTCTCCTTTCAGGAGAATGCGGTTATTGGTTTAGCGAATTTCTCTCAAGCTTGGCCGTGCTCGGGTATGATGCGGAATGGCATTGCATACGAGCTTCCACGATTGGATTGCCCCATAGACGAGATCGGGTCAGGGTTATTGCCAACCCCACTAAAAACGGATCAATTAACGATGATCCGTTTCTCAACCGCAACACAATTGAGATGTCATGGAAAGCACCAGAAGCGATTATGGGCAATCCTTCTTGGGAATGGCTACTCCTTAATGGAGACATGCGAGATTATAGAAAACATGATGGGCTTCCCCAGGCAGCATACCGAATTGGAAGCTGCGGAAATGCCGTAGTACCGCAAATCCCAGAGCTAATTGGGCGCGCCATCATGGAATCTTTATGAAGCTCACTTTCGCCATGACCCTGCCGCCCAGCGTAAACGGGCTTTACAGCACTGACTTCAAAACCAAGCGCCGGTTTATCAGCAAGGCATACGCTGACTGGACGAAACTTTCCCTGCAATCTCTGGCCCTAAGCGGCAACCTTCCTGATAAACTGATTACTGGCCCGGTCGAGGCCTGGTATCGATATGGCAAGCCTGACAACCGTCGCCGTGATGTCGAAAGCTATGCAAAGGCTGTAAGTGATTTATTGGTCAAAGCTGCCGTGATTGCGGATGACAGCCAGATACAGAAACTTACGCTTGAATGGGTTGAAGGCATGCTAGGGCAGGCGCTGGTGACGGTTACCACACTTGACAATTCGTAGCGGCTTGTTACGAATGATGGACAGGGGAGTAGGCAGGCCAGCCGAAACAAGTGCCCATACACTTTTAGCCCCTGTCACTTTTTTATGGGAAAACCTATGGGGGTTTTGTGTCTCAATCTGACTTTGATCTGGATAAGCTTATAAAGCTTTGCGGGATGTTCGGCTCCGAATTTGAGGGAGAACGCGCCAATGCTGCCATGATGGCAGATAAAATGTTAAAAAAAACCGGCATAAAATGGGAAAATTTGCTTAAAGCCGGTGATTTTTCTTCTACTCAATCGCATGACTATGCAGATGAATTGAGTGACCGTGAAAAGGTACGTTATATTTATGAAAATGGCGAAGCATTTTTGACAGAATGGGAAGAAAATTTCATCGAATCCGTTATAAAACGGACCTATTTTTCCCATAAACAATCGGAAATTATTGATCGCATTTATGAAAAATGTATCGCATGAGCATCAAGATCATGTCTCAAATCTGGCCCCTAAAAAGCTTGGGATCGTCCGAAAAACTGGTGCTGCTGCGTTTGGCAGATTTTGCCGATGCAGATGGAAAATGCTGGCCGTCTATCCGACGCGTTGCAAACGAATGTTCATTGTCCGATCGACAAGTCAGAACCATCATCGGAGAATTAGCCAAAAATGGCTATTTGCAACAGGAAAGACGGCCAGGAAAGGTAGCAAACTATACCGTGACCCCTGCTGCTGGTTTCAGTACTGAAGTGGTTTCAGTACTGAAATCTGCGACAGTACAGTCCTGCAATGGTTTCAGTACTAGTACTGAAATTTGCGACATTTCCCCCATACCCCCATATATGGATAACCATCATCTTAACCATCATCAAACCACCACAGGGCGCGCCAGTCGTTTGAAAGCTGATTTTCAGATGCCCGCAAAATGGGCTGAATGGGCAAAGGGAAAAGGTTTGAATGACGGCCAGATTAAAACCCAGTTCGATAAAATCGTCCGCTGGTCTCTGTCATCGCCCAAAGGCATAAAACTTGACTGGTTTGCTACGTGGCAAAACTGGATAGAAAAATATCTCGAAGATCATCCGATCAAAAATTCAGCGGCCAAACCGTCTGTGGCCCAACAAATGGCAAACGCGAAAGGATTTGGCAATGCATCCCTATTCAACTCCTAAAACACTTGATACCGAAGAAGCAGAGCAGGGATTGCTTGGCGCTTTGCTGGTTCGTCCCAAACTTATCAGGGATGTCACCGGCAACGTAGCTGCCAGTGATTTCTATATCCCGGTTCACGGGCGCATCTATGCCAAGCTTGCCGAATTGCTGGAAAAAGAAATGGTCGCCACCCCAGTCACGCTGGCCCCGTTTTTTGTCGGTGACTCCGATCTCGAGCATTTGGGTGGTGCCGCATATCTGGCCGAACTTTCCGCCAATGTGCTGACTTTCCACGGAATGGATGGTATAGCAAAATTCATTGCCTCGACTGCCCAGCGCCGAAAGCTAAGAATGCTTGCACAAACTGCATTCGAGGAAGCCGGCGATCCGGACATCGAATTTATTCCCATGCTGGCCGATCTCACAACCGAACTGGAAAATCTCACCAAAGGTAAAAATGAGGCTGTTTCACAGCACGAAGTGATTGCCGATATTCTGGCCGATCTAAAACGACAGGATCAGGTGGAAAGTACGGGCATTGCATGCATCGATAAAGCCATGGGAGGTGGATTATATCGTGGATTTACCTATTGTTTTGCAGCCAAGGCCAAAGCCGGTAAAACCACGCTGGCGCATTCGATCAGCTACAATCTCAATCAGGCTGGCGTAAAACATGCCTACATCGCTTTCGAAATGGGCCAAAAACAAATTGTCAGTAGGCAGATAGCCAGGCATGCAGAGTTCAACAGCCTGGATTTTCTTACTCGCAAGGATGATTTTTTTGTTCAGGGCGTGGAAGCAGTTGGCATGGGTATGCCGAACAATTGCGTCTACCTCGATATGGGACATGCCGACTTTGCTGAACTACGGCAGAAATTAGCTCATTCAGTGTTGAAAGATGGCATAAAAGGATTTTTCCTCGATTACTGGCAGCTTGTCAGAGGTCAGGAAAAGGGACAAACGCAGGAGGCACACTTGGCCTCGGTTGCTCAATGGATTGCCGGATTTGCTCGAAAACACAACGTATGGGCAGTTGTAATTGCACAACTTAATCGTGAAGATAATGCTTTTGGTAGTGCTGGCATCAATCGCGCCTGCGATCAGTTTTACAAACTTTATCGTGGAGAAATTGAAGGTTGCAAAGATCATTCATGGCTGGAACTTGAACATAGTCGATACACCTTTGCCGGTGAAGTTGGCAACGAAATGGTGCCGAGCCTGCGGCATGTTACTAATTACGGGCCTTTTATGGAGGATTTTTGATGATTAAATATCAAAACCAATCCGTACTATTTAGTGGACTACCTCACTACACCCATACGCTCACCAAACACCTGTTGGCTACCCACCTACATGCAACAGGCGTTTCGCTTACCAGCGGTGCCTTTCCGTGCGATTTAGAGGCATTCTATGAAGGAGATGTATGATGTCAATTTACGATGACGATCCCAGTTCGATTTTTCGCGCTGAAAAACTAAATCACGGTGTAAGTCTAGAATATTTACAAGAGATGATTAATCGTCCGATTAATCAAAGGATTATTTATGAGAAGTGGCTTAAAGAATATTTAGCTGACGCGCGTAATCCGGCAGGTGTTTGAGCCGCGATGCGTCATGGGCATGGTGAATTTGCGGCCTGTTCGTTTCATGCATTGCATGACAGCAACACGCGCACGAGTGATTTCTGTGATGTCGACTAATGTAAGATAATCGCCAATTTCCATGAGAGAAAAGGGCCATACCATAGCTGGATTTTTTCTACCGCCCATAATAGTTAGCTACAACATATTTTAGCTAAATGCAATCCTAAAAATAATTTCATCAAACATGCATTTTCTTATTGACGGTATAGTGAACATGGTCTAGGTTAGGATCATCAACAACGGAGAGGTTAGTGCGATGAAAACATGCATTATAACAGGTTTTATCATTATTGGATTTGCCGGCGTGATATTCCTTTGCTTGCAAGCTTCTGCCGCTGAGCAACGAAAATGGGATGCTTTTTCCTTGGCGCATAATTGCGTAATCGCAGACCAAAAATCTTCTCAAGTAGTTTCTGGTAATGCAATTAGTACTAGCGGAAACGTTCATTTTACGACCGCAACTATTCCTGCCCAAACCGGTTACAAGTGCGATGATGGAGTGGAATATTGGAGATGACCCTCAATGAGATAGGCCGCGCTTTGTATGGCATGGACGCATTTCACGCACAGATGGCACGCGATCTTGGCGTATCCAGGGAGTGGGTTAGCGGGCTGTGCAGCGGTAGGCACAAGCTAAGCACTGGTTTGGCAAGTAAGCTGGCTGTGCTGGTTAACCAGCGGCGATGTGAAATAAAAAAAGTGGAGTTAGACGCAAAATAGTTATTGACGCATGTGTGGACATGCTCCATAGTCACTCTATCAACAACGGAGAACGACATGAAAGCAAAATATCGCCTTGACGTGTATAAAAAACACGATGACCACAATTTTCAGCAGCGGATTGAGATCAAGTATTTCAACAGCCGTTGGTTGAAGGCTGCTTATCTTCGTGCTTTGCACAAGCGTTACGAGGGTGATGATTTCGGTGGAAACTTATTTCAGCAGGTGACAGCATGACCTACGAACAACGCGCCATCGACCTTGCCAGGCAGCTTGACGCAACCGATACACGCTACATTACGGCAGCGATGGGCGAGCAGATGGATGCTATCGGCGAGCTGGCTGGCGGGCTCTCGTTGCATGGATATCAATCCGATCTGGAAAACTGGTGCGAACGAAAGGCGCAAGCAGCCATTGATAGGCTGGATGGCATTGAAGATGTTTCGCCAGTTTACGAGGCAGTTTATATCGATGCGATTATTGAATGGTTTGACGCAGCCACCGCCATCATGGCGCAGACGAGCCAGCAGGTGGCGGCATGAAAATGTATAAAGCAAGTCTGCATAATGGCACGGTTGGCCTTTATTGGGCCGCTAACCATGGCAATGCCGTTAAGCAAGCGCTGGAAGACGAAGGCCGTAGCAATGTTCGATCCGTGGAAGATGCTACAGATGAGGATATTGCCTGGGTTCGAGCAATGGGTGGATATGTTCCACGCGTCCGCAACGAAACCACAGCGGCGGGGGCGGAGTGATGGATCGAGATGATATAATTGCAGTCTTTGTTTTATTCGGCATTCCTTTTATCGCATTGATGGCCATCTGCATGTTGATGGATCGTGGGCAATGCCATGCCCGTTGGGATGGCCGGATAAGTCATGTCGAGTGGGGCATCATGGAAGGTTGCATGCTTAAGACTGATGCTGGCGTTTGGATACCTGATGAGGCTTACGTTGCCAACGTGGTCAAGGTGCAGCCATGACTGACGAAGCCGTGGAAGCGCTGGCGATGCTAACGAAAGCTTACAAGAAAAGTTACTTGGCTGATGAGGTATGGTTTGCTGAGAGACATGCTAGAAGCATGTATGATTGGATAGATGCGCTTGGCTGGGAACTGCGGAAGAAAGAAGGAGATTGAGATGGGTGAAACAATTTCTCTGAATGATTATCGAAAAAAGCACGGCAATCCTATGTGGCTTATGTGTCCGAATTGTGAGGACGAAAGCATTATCGTCCCAATCGTCAAGCCGGACAGCAAAGGTGATCGCTTTATTTCCGGATTGGTGTGTTTCGGTCCTCAATGCCCGGAAGAAGGAGGCTTTATGGCTGAAATCGTTAACGGGTATCCGCAGCCATGATCTCCCCCGAAGCCGTGCAGGCCGCGCTGGGTGCTTATGATTATTGCGCTGATATGGACGCACCCGCCGCAGTACCAGAGGCCATGCAAGCCGCGCTCGAAGCCGCGTTCCCGATCATGCTGCGGGAGGAACTGCATGTCGAAGCTGTCGAGCTTCGCAAGCTTTGGGTTGCGCCGGTCATCGAAACCGTGAAGAAGGGATATATAAAGCATGAGCATCCATCTTGCCCTTAGAATATGCGATTATATCATGTGGTTTGCTGGTTTAGAGGTCTCTTCGGCTTTTACTTCCACCGATGCAGTGACGGGCAAAACGACCTATTGCACCGCGTCCTGGATCAGGAAAGGATCAAGGATACCATGACAGTTCGCGATACCATCGTTGGCTTGATGAGATGCCCTACAGGTAGCCCCAAGCCGTGCCAGGCATGTTACTACGTTGTAGATGAGATTCTGGCGGCTATCGAGGCAGCCCTGCTGAGCAATGCGGCTGTCAAGGCTGCACAAGATAAACTGTGGAAGCAAAATGATCCATATGGCTGGGTTCCATGTAGTGATAATGAGCATGTAAGGGCAGCCCTGACTGGAGCCATCGAAAGCGTGAAGCATGGAGGGAAAGATGAATGATTGGCTTCCTTTGGGAATTCTTATCGGCGCTTTAATGGGCAAGTTTTTGTGTAGATTTGGCCGACCTAAAATATGCCCCCATTTTTGGGCGATGGGTAAGGCTCAACAGCAAGCGCAACAAAACTGTATGTATGATTTAGGTATCGATAGCCTAAAATAACCGCTTGACATCATCACGCATTGTGATAATATGCCTCTATCAACCAAATAAAAGGAAACTAAAATGCTGGCTTATCACAACGATCCTGCGGTTAAGGAAAAATACCTCGGTCGCGTTCTCGCCCACCAAAAGGCTGATGAAATTGCCAAGGGCTTTTACTGGGAAGACGGACGTGGCTGTGCTGTCGGCTGCACTATTCATGGCAACGATCACATGACTTACGAGCCTGCGCTTGGGGTGCCGGTTATGCTGGCGCGGCTGGAAGATACGATTTTTGAGGGCTTACCGAATAAGCGGGCAAAGAAGTGGCCTGCGCATTTCCTGTCCGCAATTACGCCGGGTGCTGACTTGTCTAAAGTTGGCTGGCATTTTCTTCACTGGCTTCTCACAGAGCAGATCAAAGTCGTTGGCGATGGTAAGATTTTTGACGATGTACGGGCTGTGATCAAGCAATGCGCGGACGTGTTGGTTCCCCTGAAAGAGGGAAGGTCGGTAGATAAGACCGCCGCCACCGATGCC